ATGGATATAAAAGGTTTCATTCCTTATCCCCCTACTTTATCCGAAAATTGATAATCACTAATTCGATACTAATAAAGCACAAGAAAAAATATATTACTGTCATTCTGTCTTATCCTCGCTTTCTGCCTTTGGCTTATTCAATATGTTCTGAAATATAACAATCTGCCGTATCATCAAGAAATGCCAATATTAAATCTTCTTCGTGTCTGTCAAATTCAATATCGTTATGACTTGTCAACCATTCTTTTTGGTAGTCACGAAAATCATTTATTAGTGACTTAATCAGCAATTCAAGTGTCGCTTCTTTCATTTAATCCTCACTTCCCTGTGGCTCTGCATACTTCTTTCTGTCTGCTAATTAAATCTTCCATACTTTTCCCTTTCTGTTATCTGAATTGATACGTTTGATGTAGGATTGACGGGTGGTAACTCAAACAGTATTCCCACCGCTCCTGCTAACCCATTGAGTGTATCTTCATTCTTTATCCGCTTTGCCCTTTCCTCTATTGCCTTTATTGCTCCAGAACGGCTTATCGCATCATCACACGGCTCTTGCGATAATGCCTTGTCATTCTCATGATTAACCTCGGCTTGCGTAAAACCGTCATTGTAGCCTTTGAAATATACTTCTTCAAGGCTATTGAGTGCCTTTATTGCCATGTCAAGGGCTTGTTTAAGCCTACTTGAGTTATCTATGTCGTATTCTCTTAATGTGTCAAGGCTTACTTTTAATTCCTTGATTGCTTCTTCTCTTGTCATCCTTCTTCCTTCCACGGGTTTTTCCCGTCCATAACCAGTTTTATCTTGTCATATGTGTCTTCTTTGATCATCAGCATTGTTCCCCGGTCTGCTTTTGGATGATTGATCGTGTACTCTGCCGCTTCAATAAGCGCGTTTATCATGCCGATCCTGCTTTCATTGTTCATTGTCGTTTTCCTCTTCGTAACTCGGACATTCTGTATCTGCATAACAAGTCTTATACGTCGCGTAAATAAACTTCATGCAGCAAAAGTCCTCATCGTCGTTCTCGTTTATAATCCTGATCTTGCTGTATTTACACTTCTTCGTCGTCTTCATCTTCTGTCTCCAAGTCATCATACATATGTTCACGCTCCCATCTGTCCTCTCGGTTCATCCGGGCGGCTTCCTGCTCAAATTCCCAGTCGCTTAAAGCTCCAACCTTATAATCTGAAAATATGCTCATTTGTTACCCCCGATCTTGACATTTAACTTTTCAGCCAGTGCATATAACCGGGCTTCCTTGTCTTTTTGTTCTGCTTCTTTGTCTTTTGACTTAATAGGCTTAATGTATATGTGTTGTCTTTATGTATTGTTTTTTCATTCTGCATCACTCCAATCTATTCTTTGCCCACACTCCGGACAATATTTCCACCACCGTTTCAACTGCTCATTACAAGTCATCCAGTGACAGGTGTAATAAAAATCACCGCCTAACTCATACTTGACCGGACGCTGCGGTATCTCGTTTTGAAAACCCCTTTGTTTGTCGTTATTCGTCATTCTCCTTTTCCCTCAAGATTAATTCAGCCCCGAACGTCCTGCATATTTCTTCAACCATATCCAGTTTCGGTGAGGTCTCCCCGGTCTCCCATCTGCTTATTGTGTGTTGCTGGACTTGCAGTATATTCGCTAAATCGGATTGACACATACCGTTTGCCCTGCGTTTTTCTGTCATCCATTTGCCAAAGTTTAATGACATAACTTCTCTTTTCATTCATTCACCCCTATTCTGTCCGGCCTTGCTCCATCCGCTAAGTTTTTCACCAAATCGGATATTGCTGCTGGTACTCTTTCTGCATACTCATTCTGTGCTACAACCGCTTTATACGTCCTTTGGAAGTTTGACATTATGACCGTGTTGATCTCGTCGCTATCAGTCATAGCCCACTGTCTTAACATTTCATAGCCGCCTACCGCTCTTTGTACTTCCGGCGGTAACTCTTCAAAGCGTTCTTTAGCGTTATAATTGCTGTCCGCTATTGCTTTTTTGACTAGATACCACGCTTCCCCTTCTGTCATCCTGTCCTGATCTTTCGGTTTATGGATGCCGTCAATAAGCTGTGAAACACTCGGCGCAAAACCGGATTTATTTGTCTTGAGATATATCTGCAATGATCCTTTGATTGCTTCCGCAGGATATTCCTCTAAGGCCCAATGCCAAGCGTTAACCGTCTCTGTCAAATTCTCCGGCTTCCAGTTTGGGTATAGGTTTACAATGCTTCTCACTAAGTCAACTGTTTGTTCTCTTGTCATACTTTGCTCCAATCTATTCCCTGTGTTTTTTGATCGTTCTTTAACGGGAATAATCCTTGCCAACCGTTCATTATGCTTTGCTCGATGATCTTTATAGCCTTGTCGTTGTCTCCGCCTGATAAGTCATTTATTTTTTTCATGGCTATATCAATGGCCCGTTCTGTTAAAGGCTTTTTTATCTGTTTTCTCATTGCTACAAAATCAGTAAAGGCCCGGTCAAGTTTCTCGTCGTTCGGGTAGTATAGATTCTTTAATTCTTTAACTTCTTTTTCTTCTTTCTTTTCTTTATATTCTTTATCTATTGCCCTTTGATTGCCCTCATCTTGCCCTTTGATTGCCCTTTGATTGCCCTTTGATTGCCCTTGTCCTTGATAGTCAACCCAATTATTGACCGTAATTACGCGACATTTACTTTGCCTTATGCTTGCCACTTCTCCGGTACTAATCAGATGATCTAAAGCTGTTCTAACTTGCTTAACTGTTAATTGTGTCTCATCTGCAAGGGTTTGAAGGCTTGTTATGAATTGTCCCGGTTGAATTTCTATACCGTGCCACTTGCAAGGTTTCCAATTCGCTTTTAACAGACAATGTAAAAATACAATTTTAGTGTTGTTGTCGTCGTACCATTCCCAATCGAGCATCTTTCGATAAATCTTGATAAACGCATCAGCCATCCCTTATCTCTCCAGTGTGTAACAAGCAACATGACAAGTATCACCATTACGGTTTTTAACAGCGATCATTTCTGTCTTAATCTCATACCCTTCGTCCCTGAGATCATAGATTCTTCCTGACAGTCTCAATATTCCGTACTTCTCATAAGCGACGGCCTGTGTGATTCCTTTTTTGTGCGTTGATAAATGCCTTAAGATCATTTGATTCTGTGTTATTTTTTTCATGTTTACTATTTCCCCTTTCTTCAATCTCAATTTCGATGTATGGATCGCTCTCAATCCAGTCAAAATCAGCGGTAAACCCTGATATCCAGTCGGGATTATCATTTTCGATAACTCCTGCTATCTGCATAGCGTCCTCGGCAAACTTAGCGCAAAGAGCGTGTATGTTTGAAATGTCTCTTCTCTTACCTTTTTTCTTTTCGTAGTAGTGGTAGTGAAGGATCACCGGCGGATTAGTTACAGTCCATCCCCTTAAACACCGTCTAATTGCCCCTATAATCGGTTTTTGATAATCAGCCTTAAACTTATTGCCTGCCTTTGGGTTTTTGCCTATTTCGGCTAAATAATCGTTTAATGAGGGTAGTGTTCGACTTCCAAAGTATTCGCCCCGTATTGTTATTTTGGGTAATTTATCTTTTCTCAAAGTCGCCCCCTTTCTCCCGGCACTAAGGCCGGGTATTATGGCTTTTGGTGTAGTGTGATACAATTTAGCCAAGCATTTTGTTATGGCCTTTCGGCCGGGTTACTAAAGAAAACTGATATGATAACGCTTTCTAAAGGCTTCTCTACACTCATTTGATACTCTTTCAAAGGCTTCCTCTTCACCTTCAAATGGCAATTCAAGTTGTTTTATCAGATAATTGCGTTCCCAAATTGCTTGTCCTAACATTCTTGATAAATGTTCTGCCGCCGGATTACCATGTATCTGATTGATCGTGCCTTTGGAACTCATGTTGTGTTCTGCGTTTGTAAGTCCGATAAGCAATCCGTCCTCATCTGCCAACTTGTGATACGATCCCCATATACAATGATGCTGACATTCAGCAGGTTTACCCGAAAATGCCGAATACTGTTGATACTCTGTAACTTTACTTTTCTTCATAGGCTCACATCATTATCAAATCTTTGTAGTTGATAGGCTCTGTCAAAACTTCCGTAGCCATACAGTAGTGACACTCCGGCTTATTACATCTGATAGGTTCTATATTGCCTTTCCACACTTCCACAATAGAGCCGTTTTCAAAACTGTTCTTGATCTCCGTCCACGCATCATAAAGCGATATATCGTCTATATGGACTAACTTGATTTCGGGATATTCCGACTTCGACACCGGGGCAATGAAACAGGGTAATGTTTCATCAAAAAGTTGTTTAACCGCTTCCCGATAAAACGCAAGTTGAAAAACATATCCGTAATAACTGATAAAATCAACGTGTCCGAAGTCGGGTATATAGAATTGCTTGTGCATTTCTCTTGTAGTTTTGAGGTCTACGATTGCCTTACCTCTTACCAAGCTGTCTATCTTGCACTTGAATGGAACACCGCACAACATACACACAAGAATTGCCTGATGTTCGCCGGAGATAGAATCCATAAACAAACTGTCTTGTCTGCAACGCTCAATCATCTTGTCTGCAATCGCATACTTCTTCTGCAATTTGCCCTTATCTGCCCCGGTCTTTAAGAATAGTTCGGGATGATCCGTCTTGTACTGCTCAAGTTCTCCCTCGCCGCCTACAAGAGCCGCATCTACATAGCCGCCAAGCAAAAAAGCATCACTTGTTTTATCTTCTTCAAACTCTCCGTTAAGTTCTGCTATCGCCCGCGCTTCACATTGCGGCACACCTAAAGTGCCATGAAATGCCGCCCAAGTGTGAAAACTCATATATGCCTTGTCACATTTCTTTGAGTGATAGTTTTCTTCGGTTATCTGCGGCAATTCGCCCTTTTTAACAAGAGCCTTGATTTCGTCTGTTTCGTATATCATTTGAATACCTCGGCTGCTTCCTTTGAAATTTCTTCAGGTATCTCTACCACTTCTGCATCTACAACTTCTTCCTTGAACGGATTTACAACGGGTTCTGCGTCATCCGGCTTGTTATCAATGTAGTCAAGTGTTCCATCTTCATTCTCGATTGCCATATCATGTAGATAAGCAAGTTCAAGTTCGCGTGTAAGCAATCCCCATTTACCAAGCAACTGACGGATCATAGTCTTTTTTGCCATATCTTCAAACTTTGTAGTCCAGAATGAATACGATGTGTGTTTATCAATGTCACTCCGATATGCTTTTGAATATGTCTTTGCGAAAGTCAGCATATCCTCATGTGACATAAAGGCTTCTTTTACAAAACCGTTCACCATTTCAAACTTTGCATAGTAGCCGACAACCGGGATTAAATATGCACCGTTTTTTCCTTTTTCAAGCCTTTTCTCAAAAGCGCACGGCTGAATAGCATACGCATCATTAAAAGGATCGTAATTGACGATTTCACCCTTCCTAACATCTGTTGCTATCAACTTGCGATAATAGTTTGATCGAAGTGCTAACTGCACATATCCCTTCCACCCCATTTGAAAGGTCGCTTCCTTAACATAAATGGTCTTACCGTTCTCATTCTTCTTGTTGTTATATGGAACGAGATAGCAATATCCCAACTGTGGTGTAAGTGGTAGATTGATTGATTTGCTCAATAAAGCAGCTGAAAAAATAGACTTGTTCGTACAAGCGGCAAGGTCAGAATTGTTCTGCACACACGCTACAACATCTGATATAAAAGCATCTACATGATCCTTGCCTATTGCGTTAATTATGCTCTCCCGTACTTCCGGGATTGCCAAATATGATGTGATACCCTTTTCTTTTACCGCTACTTCATTTGCCATTTAGTTTTCCCCTTTTACCTCGTGCTTAAACTGCTTAAACTTATCCTGAATAATCTGAAATGTGCCTTCATCTTCGGGTTTGACCTTGTAACCTATGATCTGTGCCAACATTTCCCCGGAAATATCAATATCGCTAAAGATTTCGTTATAATTCCATGAATAACCTTTTTCTGCATCTTCTTTGATCTTTTCATCATCATTCCTTTTGGCAAGACTATCATCCAACTTTTTGTCAAGAAACTCGGTCAACTTATCAACAGCCACTTTTGCATCATGGTTTTCAAGGATTCTCTCCATGATCTTGTCAACGTCAAGCGTCTGTACTTGTTTTGCTCTAAACATATTTACTTTTCCTCACTTTCAAACCTGTTACTCTGTTACCTTTGTTTGTTTTCTCCGGTTCAAAAACTACTTCCTGCCCAATCTTTGGATAAGCGTTTATCTCTCTCCACTGGTTAATGTGAAACCAATAATCAACCCCATTAGCCGTTACAAAACCGTAACCATGTGACGGACTGTAGCTTTTCACCGCCCCGGTCATACTTCTTCCTCTTTTTCTTCAATAGGGATCAACTTATCAAACGTGTACTCCTTATTGAGATAGTCTTCCTGTGATGCGGCCTTTAGTGTGTAAACAAGATCATCACCGACCAGCTTTACCTTATGAACGATCATTTCTAAATAGACGTGTTCACCCTGTTTATACATTTGTACTGTTTTCATTCCTTTTCCCCTTCCTTTTCAACTCTTCCCGATCTTGTGCAAGCACCTGATAAACAATGTTCGGGTATTTTTGTAATGCAGCGACTACGCAAACGATCATTTCATCATCATTGAAGTTAATGGCCTTGCTCCACAAGTCGCTTAGATTAATGTCTTCCGATAGTTGGATTTCTTCCGGTGTTCGTTCTCTTACGCTTAAAACCTTTTCCAGCAACGCTGTATTTACATACGGCCCGTTCATTTGATAAACTCCGTCAAACAGATCGCAAAGCCTATACTCAACATTGCTGCGCATATAAGAAAACTACCGTGTGAACTGGTGGCGATTTCTGCTAATCCTGCACCGCCTAGAAGTGTGAATAGAACCCCTATTCCGTATCTTTTGCTCCCCATGTTTGCATCTCCTTTCTTTACATTCCCACTAAATCCAGTAATTCTTTTTGGCTCGGCTCAAACTCTTTCACGAAAAACAGAAAATCCGAAAAATCAAAACTCTCTCTTTTCAGCTTCCGGCTTAAAGACTGCTGCGTTATGTTCATCTTTTCAGCCATTTCTTTTTGTGTTATCCGTCTGATACGCATTTCTCCGTACACATACCGGGATAGTTTGGAACACAGCCGGTCACGTTCGTTTAAATAAACCTTTGGCATGGTGTTTCTCCTTTGTGAATTATATTCACGTTTTAAGATAAAAAAATTTTGTCACGTTCTGCCTTGCTTAAATGAAGCGCTGTAGACAATCCAACGATCTCGGAAGCAGTAAACTCACCGACATTCTTTAGTCTGTTATATATCGTAGTCCTTTTAATACCGGACTTTTCGGATATTGCAACCATTGTCATACCGCTGTCTTTGATCTTGGAAAGTAATAGCTCAAAATCTGTCATCTGTTCTCTCCTTTCTACATATTGTGAATTTCGTTCACATTTCATACTATATCAAGTGCGTGAATGATTGTCAACACTTTTTTATAATTTGTTGAATTATTTTCCCAAATGTGTTATTTTATAGGTACATGAGGTGATTGCTATGCTTAAACTTTATGAAAATATCCGCGAATTAAGAAAAAGAAACAAATGGACGCAGGAAGAGCTTGCTTTACGTATGGGATATACCGATAGAAGCATGATTGCTAAGATCGAATCCGGCAAAGTGGATATATCTCAAAGTAAAATAATGGACTTTGCAAAGGTCTTTAATGTTGATCCCGGTGACTTAATGGGATGGGAAGACGACACTGCGGAAACTACTTCATATAATCATCTACTTAATTCTTACATTGTAAATCAGAAGAAGGAAGAATTATACTCAGTATATGAGGGGCTAACGCCTGAGAAACAGGCTGCCTTTGAAGCCTATTTAAAATTTCTTCAATCTCAATCCTGACTTCTTCACTTGCATTAACATAGATTTCTGTAAATTCTTCAATACTCATAATGCTGCTCCTTTCTTTTTTGCGATTGTAGCATTGTGAGACCCGGAATAATAGTTACACATTTGTAATTCCAAAAAAGAGACAAAAACATGACCGAGACAAGAGAAGTTATACTTGCCCTCAAACAAGTAAAAGATGAGAAGAACCTGTCTTTAGACAAGATCCTTGATCTTATGGAGCTGAACGATCCCGCTACTGCCGTTTCAAAAACGACACTCTCCCGTGTCTTTGCAAAAGGGTCTGAGGATCAGATATTCAGATATGAAACCACTTTACGGCCTATTGCAAGCGTGCTATTGGATGAGAATATCGAGAATGACGACGATACCAACACTAAAGGTATAAAAGCAATTCTGAAACTCAAAAAAGATATCATAGACGAGCTGGAAAACAAAATAAAGACTGTTGAAAGTGAAGAAAAAGAAAAATACCATATCAAACTTGATGAGGAAACGGCCAAATTCCAAAGAAGCCTTGATTTTGTCAAGAACCAAATCGAGTTAAAGGACAAACGCATAGATCATTTGCTGGAAGAGAACATGAAACTTGTCGATGCGAATATGCGTCTGTTGGATCAGGTTCTTAATTGTCCGCTTAAAAAGGGTGGTTGTGATGAATAATGATAAAACAACAAAAATATTCTTAATAGTTGTGATAGTTTTCCTTATTTTGGGTTATATCGTAGACACCCATAGATCAGAAAAAAGAGGATATGATGACGGCTATGATAGTGGTTATGAAACCGGATATGATGAAGGTTACGAACAGGCATTAAATGATTATGGTATTGATGAATGAAAGCTGAAAAAGTATCGGAAAATACATACAGAATACGCAAGACCTATAAAGGTATGCGATACGACCTTTAT